GCGTGATGCCAGTATCCAGCGCAGCATCAGAAAGAGAACGGCCTGTTCCGCGTGCCGGTGCGTCTAATTTACCCGAGAACGGCACAAACCCCGTACCAGCCGGTTCATCCAGTTTGCCCTTGAATTCTTCAAATGCCATGGGTAAACCTTATTTTTCAACAATACGATCGCCGTTTGGTAACTCGTAAACTTTTTTGCCGCCACTGGTGCCAATTTGACGCGCACCCGGTGGGAGTGCGTTTCGACTTGCAGCGGGTGCGGCTGGCGGTGGCGGAGCGGCTGGAGCGGGTGCAGCGCCGGGTGTGTTTGCCTGAATCCAATCTCGTCTGACTTTGCCTGCCAGATCAGATTTAATGCCCTTTTCAACATTGGCTTTATCCAATTTTGATGCATCTCTGTAGGCTTTCTTGGCTGGATCTCTGTTATCCAAGTCGTTAAACTCTCTGATGCCCGTAGATTGCGCTTGCATTTGTTGCCCTGCAGTAGTCACGCCTTGGGCTCCGCCAGCAATAGCTTTGTTTGCTGCAATAGCTTCTTGTTTTATCAGCAGCATCGGAGCCTTGTCGTAGCCCTCAACCCGAATGGTTTCTACATTCCTCTTGTCACCATTCTTAACTGCCTTAGCAACATAGTCATTAACATAGTTAATTAAGTCTGTGGGTGTCTTAGTGGTATCTTTGAGATCCTTCCGTACCTTAGCGTCTAAGGTGCCTAGCGCAACAGCTTTCTTGAGTTCAAACTCAGCTGCGTCGTTCTTTTCTTTGCGTGCCGTCTCCCTTGCAGCTAACGCACCACGAATATCACCCATACGTTCTTTACGTTGAGCGTCGGCCAAAGCAAATTGCATACCCTCAATAGACCTTTGCTCGGATATGTCGGCACGTTGCACTTCACCCATTTCTTTAGCAAATACAGGAAACGCTTTTGATGCGCCTCGGGCCAGAGTGTTACCCTCAAGAATAGCTCCCGCAGCAGCCAGTAAAGCCAGACCTTGCCCTCGACTTGAACTTTTAGCCCGCGCCGCTTCTCGCTCTGTAAGTCGTTTGTTGGCCGGATCGTAAATATTGGGGCCGCCGTATCTGTCAATTTGCTGCATATATTGAGTAAGCGCTGCATTATCATCTGCTTGCGTGGAGGTTCCACGTTGCGCGTTTTTAATCATCTGACGAACGTCGTCCGTGTTGTCAGACGATTTAACCTGTTTGCCGGTGCCAACTTCATCTGCCATCTGGTTTGCAAACAACTCCGGATCGGTGTCAACAGCATCGGATTGACGCCTGTACATTGATGACCCGCTGTTTGGGTCAGAAACAAACTCTGTAGCATCAGGATCTCTAACAACACTATCATCTTCCCCGTTAAACGCAACAATGCCGCCAGCAGCGTAGTCTTCTTCGGGTGTGTACATACCAGCCAAACCACCGGAAGCGGCTTGCATCGTAGGCTGTGGCATTGGAGGGCGCTGCGGCATACCTTGGGGGGCTTGACCCATTGCACCGGGCACCATCGCGCCTAGACCTTGCATCATAGGAGGAGGGGCCACGTTCTCAGCAACGATAGAGGGGGACGAAGTCGGCTGTTGTGCCTGACCCGCCATAGCCATCCTTTGAGATTCTTTGACCAACTTCAGTGCATTGAGCGCAGTGTAGGGGTCTAGCTTAGGGTCAGGGCTCTGGCCCATCACCGCAGCTTGCAGAGCTTGAGGGTTTTGCTTGTACCGCTCGGCGTAGACAGATGCCATGTCAATCATGATTATTCCTTACACCAAATGATTCAAAGCAAGTGCGCCAATACCACCGCCGTTTGATTCCACTCTGCCACCCTCGGCAAACATCTTACTGATACCAGCCGCGCCAAGACCCAACGATGCAATGTTTTGTGCGGTTGAAGGAGGAGCTTGATAAATAGAACTACCCGTTTGCGATAGAGGTACGCCGCGCAACATGTCAGACATAAAGCTCAATTGCTTATACGGGTAGTTCTGGGAGTTCAGGTAGTCCTGATACTTGTTGCTCAGATCAGTTTGTACCTGTTGCTGCTGCTGCAAACCGTATTGGTTCTGCATTGCATTAATGCCCATGTTCTGCTGGTACTGCGTATTGCCCAAATTACCTAAGTTCTGAGCGGCTGCACCCGCAGTTTGTAGACCCTGAAGACCTAGGCCCGCACCAAACTGCTGCTGCTGAGCGTTAAGCTGGTTCTGAGCATTGAATTGCTGCATAGCTTGGTTGTAGGCGTTCTGCAACCCGGTGGCTTGGATGTCACCTTTTTGGCGAGCTAAGTTACCTGCTGCTTGGCCGCGCATAAGATAGTCACCGCTGCCACCAAACGCACCTGAACGAGCCGCTTGAGCTTGCTGCGCTTGCCCTGAAATAGCCGCTTGTCGCGTAGCGTCCTGTTGTTGACGGGCCACCACATTGTCCATGTAAGGACTCATCATGCTTTGAGCAGTTGCAGAGTCAAAGCTAGCCGGGTTGAACGTGTACTGAGTATTGAGTGCGCCCAACCCAGCCGTACCAGCCAAAGCTGTTGCATCTTTTAACTGAGGCGCAGTCTGCATCAAGCCCGCGTTTTCATACGACTGGGTTTGCAGTGGGGAGAACTGCGCATTACGCTCCCCTTGATACTGCATGTACGGGTTCGTGTCTAGATTAGTCAGAGCCGCGCTCTGGCCAAGCATGTTCTGTGCATACTCTGCTACTTCGGGGGCAAAACCGTATTGGTATTGCTGTATTGCTGTTGGTGCGGCCATTTATCGGCTCCTTATGCTGGAAGATATTTATCGGCGCGGCTATTTTTAGCCACTTTGCCTTTGCCGATTGAGCTTCGGCGAGCGGCTTGGATTCTGTCCATCATGGCGTACAGTTTACGCGCACCAGCTTCTGTTGAGCCGTTACCCAACTCAGAAACAATCCGCGCTGGAACTACAAATTCTCCGTCAGCCAAACGTGCAGGGCGCTTCTTGCCAATGGTCGCAGGGATAGAGTCAGACACACCATCGCCGGGGCCGCGCAGAAGCCTGCCGCCATCGGAGTAGTCGCCAAGGTTATACATACCGCCTTGGGCTAGAGCAGTCAGACCGCCGTGTGCAAGCGGAGAATCACCCGCGCTTCGACCGCCACCGCCGCCCATGCCGCCATCACCAGTACCTAGCCCCTCGCCGCTTTCGTTGCCAGACTGGTTGCCGCCAGCCCCAGTGCCATCACCAGCGCTTCTGCCGCCACCGCCGCCTAAACCTCCATCGCCAGTACCTAAACCTTCAACGCCAGCAGGGGCAGCAGGGGCGACACCGCTAAAACTGCCCGGCTCAGCGTTCATCTGGGTCTCTTGCCGCCCTGACATAGCATTTAGCGCCTGATTTTGAGATTGCGCTAGAGCATCTTGTTGAGCCGCAACTGCGTCTTGATAGGACTGCGGTGTACCAAATAACACGCTAAAATTAGGCATGCTTATAGGACGCCCACTAAGCTTTGCTGCAAGTGCAGCGCCGGGAATACCAAGTGTCAGTAGATTATTAACCTCCCCCATACGCGCAGCCCGAGCCTCTTTCCCTGCGACTGTCGACTCCTCCCAAGTTAGGTAGTCTTCGGTTTTCTTGTCTCGGGGCTGCATGGCATCGCTACCTGTCCCGCTATCCAACTTAGGCCCACCAAGATCCATGCCGGTATCTTTTGCGCCGCCTTTTGTTTCGTACCGTTTTCTGGCTTCGGCAACGCTAATGCCTAGGGCTCTAGCCACTTGCTCTATGCTGACGTTATTGTCTTTTAGCCACTTCCCGTAGTCCGATGTGGTGTCCATCGCCGAGCCGCCGCCAGCCAAGCTAAGCAAGCCCCCGGTAGCCGCTGTTGTACTGGTCAATTTATTCGCAACTTCTCTGTCAGATACACCAACAACTCTTTTGCCCTCGGGTGTGTAAGTTACAGGGATGTAGTCGGGGTTAACTTTGTACTTCCTAGTAACGGGGTCAAACAAAACTTTCTTAGAAGTAATATTTACAGGCGCGCCTAAAACTGATTCGGAATATGGTTTCATTACCTCGCCAGTAGGTGTATACGGCGTAGTCGAATAATTTGATTTGCCCATCAAGTAGTCATAGGCTTGCTTAGAACCGCCGGTCTGCTTGTTAAATCTTTTATTAAACTCTTCCATTGTTTTTGGCGCATTAGGCGTATAGCCCAAGCTACCGCCGCCAGCAGTATAGGCATTCTTAACCTCATCCATTCCAGAGAAACCACCGGACGGACGGCCCGGAATATTTGGCGTTACAGTGATTGAGCCATCTGGGTTGTATGTTTTATCGCCGGGGTTGGTGGCATTTCCATACGGGTTTTGTATGCTATTAAAATTAAACCCAGCTCTAGCGCCGGGAGCCCGCAATTGAGAAGCAGTGAATAAGTCTTTGTTGACGTCAATGTCGGAAGCTACCAGTTGGGCAACGGTTTTACCTGTTTGCCTTAGAACGTCTGCTTCGGTCATGCCCCTTGCCGCCAAGGACGCTGTGGCTTCTCTAATCTTCTGGGCGTTTGTAGCAGTCGAATCAGTTCTAGCGTAGTTTTGAAATTGGCCGTACAGGTCTTGATAACCCGGAATAGTCTGCGTTGTTTTGAACGCATCTTTATACCACGCCTGCTCTTTATCAGCCGCAGTAACCTCACGCCCAAGCGTATTGCGCACCCACTCGTCAACAATGTTAGTTTGGTCTGCTGACTGATACCCCGTGTAAGGCGTGACGGCAGACGCATAGTCTTGGAATCTAGTTGGGTCGGTATTAAATATCTCCCCCCTTGTACGTGCGTCTGCCAAGAAGTTTTCATACACTTGGTCTGGTCTTTGCCCAGCGCTGAGCATCACTGGATTAAACGCTGCTATTTGGTTTGTGTAATTTTTAAGGCCACCCGGATCTGCATCACGACCCAGTACGTTGCGGTATATATCACCCACTTGCGCTTGTATAGGGGCCTTTGAAAGAGCAGTTTCCGTAGCATCACCCGCAACACCTTGCCAAGCCTCTACCTCCCAAGGTGCTGCTGCGCGACCCCATACGTCTTGATAAGCTCGTTGCACCATGTCATCACTGACAGATGGTGAAGAATAATCTATCGTTGCCTGATACTGAGGGCTTGGGGCAGCTCGTTGTTCTGCTGTTAGCGGGGAGTTTTGCAGCGACGATACAAGCGTCTGATAGTCTAGTCCTCCTGTACCACCAGCAGCCATGCGAACAACAGGTTCACTGCGTTCAGCAAAATTTAATTGGCCGGGGCTGTAGCCGCCGTTATCCATACCCATCAAGCCGCCATCTGCTGCCGTCTCTTCTTTTTCTTCTGCTTTTCTAGGCACTTGGTAGTTACCTGTAGGCGTGTAACGCTGGCCGTAGGGGTCGTATGAGAACGTGCGCATCTGACCGGGACTAGTTGTTGTCGTCGGCATATTGGACTTAATTGCTTGGTCTGCAAGAATAGGAGCAGCACCTAGGGCTAAGTATTTGAAATTGTCTTTAGCAAAACTACCAAGAGCGCTGGGGCTAGATGTAACTGCTTTTGCGCCTGCTGAAAGTTTGTCAAACGGAGTTGCGGATGCCAGCCTATCGCCTATTGCTTGTGAAGCAACTTGATCTGCTTGTAAAGTAACCGCAGCCTCTCCTGTAAGCCCCGCTTGAGATAAAGCAGCGTTGCCTGCTTCTAAGGACAACGCGCCCGTCCCCGCACCAGCAAATCCAGCAGCCAATCCAGCCCCGCCGTAAGCACCAAGACCTGCGCTAATACCCTTACCCAAATCACCTGTACGTACAGTTTCCACACCGCCAACCATAGCAGCGGCGGTTATTGGGTCAATCGAGCCGCCTGAGAAATAGCTAATGCCGCCGCCAATGATTGCTGGGAGCAGCTTGTCCAAGAAGCCAGCTTCAGGAAGACCCGTATTAGGGTTGACAGTCAGTGAGCCACCATTTTTTACGGCCAACGCTTGTAGCCCCTGCACTTCACGTGGGGACATGTGGATGAGCATCGAGTCAGGGCCGCGACCCTTAGATGCCATGTGATCGGCTAGTACAGCAAGGCTCATATCTGCCTCTCAAAATGTGGGTTGGTCGATAATATCATGTTGAGGTCTTTATGCGAAGCATTTGGCTTGTTGCCTGCACACCATCTTGCGTGTCTCTGTAGACATCACCAAGCCTCAAAGTCGGCAAGTCCGCCTCAGTCGGCAGTGTCTCAAGGTCTAGATTAAGCGTTGCCCCGCCCATGTCGCCGGGGTTATTTAACTGATTAAAGTACAGACGTAAAATATTGGTCAGTTGATCGAAGTAACGCCTGTCGTACTCGTCAGGGGGCAGAGGCAGACTTGGAGGGGTTGCGCTTAGTTCAGCCATTAGCGTCTACCGTCCGCTCTAATGTCAATACGGGGTGCGCCCAACTGCCATGTTGTATTAACTTGGTTGGAGCTAATCTTAAAGATCATCTGGCGGCCGCGCATGCGTGTAAATATCTGCCCTGTAAACTGTTCTGTAATGACGTAGGTGCTACTTTTAGCCACGGGCTGCGAAGCTGTACTTGTAACCCCAGAGCCTGAGTTAGCCAGTCCCTGTAGAGTCATTGACACCGACGGCACAGCGCCAGCAGGAGTGTTTGCAGAATCACCAAAGGTTAAGTCCGGCAAGACGCGCCACACAAACCCAAAGTTATGACCGTCGCCAATGTCAAACTCAGACGAAGATATGTAAGCGTCCAAAGCCGTTGCTGTACCAGTTTCGTTATCGTTTAATCCGTTTTCGTGCTCAACAATGTTAAGTGTGTACGTTGTGGCTAAAGGAAAATCACGCAATCCTGAATCAAGCCATGCTGTTCGCGCCATCGTGCCGTAGTACCAGATTTTTTCAACGTAGTTATAGATAACGTACTTGTCAACAGCCGACGTATTGGCTGAGCAATAGAACCACCAGACCTCATTGAAGCCCTCGTTTGTTCCCGCAAACACTTGCAAGTTTTGATCGCTATTAATATCGGTAAAAATAAACCGAAGTAAGGCACAAGGCAACGTGTTCACCCGGCCATCGTAGGCGTAGAACTTGTCTATACCCATCCAGTACACAACACCAGAAGCTATAACTACCGCATTGGGGCCATAAATAGAGATGTTGTCACCAAGTAACTGCGGTGCCCAGACGTAAGGGGGGCCAAGGTATTGAAGTGAATACACAGCCGAGTCGGTAAACACCAAAATTTCTTGGCGAGTTTGAATTGTTGTAACGATCTCTGAGCCGCTAGAAATACGTATAAACCCCGCTTGATTTGTAGGGTCAGGTGTCCAGTTGTAAAGATCATCCTGCGCTGACCAGCGAATCAACATAGGGTCTAGTGTGGCCGAGCCGTAGTCGTTGCAACCGAAAGTCAAGACAAAACGAGATGTGTCAGATACAGTGAAAGCATTTAGCGTTGTAGGCACATCCACGATTAAAGAGATGTACACACCCGTGCCCGTACTAGAGGTGTTGACTATTGCACCAGCACCATCCAGCAGGTTAAAGGTCAAGCCGTTAACTTGGAACACATAGTACGTAGTTGCCGCACTGATGCCCGTGGGTAAAGATGTAGTGGCTGCAAATTGAAGGGCTGCGCCCTCGGTATAAAGTATGGTCGATGTCACCACAGTTGGGGAAGCACTGGTAAAAGATACACTACCGCCAAGGGTGTTAAGAAGTACGCCACGGGCTGTTAATGTAGGCGCTTCCCAATAATACAGACCCCCGTTACGCGGCGCAAAAATTAAATCTTCGCCGTAATTTTTTTGACTCCATAACCGTAGCGCAAGAGCAGTAGCTAAACCATTGCCCCAAGTTCCTAGTCCCCAGCCCCCCGCACCCCAACCGACCAACGGGATTTGAACCGCAGGGCCAACATTGATCTGATATGCGGCTACGACGGAAGCACCGCCGCCGGGTGAACCAGAGGCATCCGTTGCATTGGCTGTGGCCGAGGCTGTAAATGTGTATGAGTTGGCGGTTACAACCGTAACTTGATACTCCGCGTTTAACACCGCAGCGGTAATGTTTCCACCCAGTCCCGTAGCTCCAGAAAACGTAACAAAGTCACCCGTAATTGCGCCATGACTTGTGTCTGTTACTGTGATTGTGGCAGAGCCATTTGTAGCTACAAACGGGTTGTTGTTAATTGTTGAAGTTTCACGAAGGGGCGTGATGTCGTAATACGCACCGCCGTTCTCAAGGTAAAACTTTAAGTTTGTGCCAACACCAATGACGTTTCTGCCATCAAGCAAGACCCAATTCCACAAAGATCTACAAATGCCTAAAAATGTACTAGAAGAAAGACGACTCCAACCACCAATAACTTCTGGATTGCCCTGCCGAAAGCGCACCTTGTCGGCTTCATACCAACCGCCTTCGGTGGTGTAGCGGGTGTTTTCTTTATTTACGCCCGGCTTGAACAGTATTTTTTGTAGCGGCATAGCTCATTTTCCCATGAATTAGGCAAAAGGTCGAGTGCCTGCTTTGTCTATGATAAGCGCTTGCCTACGGGGGGTTCCGGCTGGGGTGTTCGTCACACTGACATGCGTCCAAGCATCGAACTCACGAATGATCTGGTCAAAGGGTAAACCCGCAGCAATGACTGCACGTACCACAGCATCGGGGGTCATGCCCGGAACGCGAAAGTCAGCCGCGCAGCCAATACGGTGCTGGCTTGTGTCTTTGGAACCTACGCTGTCGTTGACTTGTTTTGACCGGAACGCGCTGTTGACCATAATCGGCTTGCCGTCCAGCGCTTCTTTGACCTGCTCTAAGAACTCCGCAAGTCGTTGTAGGTTGGCGGTCTCGGCTTCGTTTGGCGTGTTATCAAACTGCCTGTGGCTGGTGGCGGTCAGTTCCGCGAGGGTAAAGTGGGGCGTCATTTTTTACTCAACAAGTCCGTCTTGGCCTGAGAGCCAGCGGATGAGCCAAAATAGTATGCAATGATGCCCGTCCAAGCTGTACCGAGACTTCCCAACATCATCAGGATGGCAGGGTTGCTGCTGTCCACTTTGCCAATAAACATCATTGTCATGATTCCAAAAAAGCCCAGTGTGACTGTGCCCGCAAGTATTGGTGGCATCAAGCTGCGGGTTTTAGACTGCATGTCCCGTGCAGATTTTCTGTCCTCGACCTCTAGCTTTTCAAAGTTAAGACCAAGCTCCTGCGCTTGCTTTTGAAGTTCGATCTCAGCAATCTTGACTTGAGCAATCTGGTCTGCTGTCAGCTTGTTGCTGGAGATAAGGTCGCCAACTTTTTCAGGGTCAACGCCAATCGCTTTGCTGATGGCAGAGACGGCCATGCCAGCCAGTGGGCCACCAAGTGCCGTGGCGATTGTGGGTGCAATTTGTTTTAGCCAGTCCATTGTTTATTTCCTTTGAAAGTCACATTTACCAGCGCACTGCTCAAGAATTTCATAAGATAGATAGACGACAAAACCTATCAAGGCAAAGAAGACTAAAGCCAGCAATACAATCTCAAGCGCCTCGTCAATTTCTTTTTTGTGCTTTGCCGCAGCTTCGCGTTCACGCCTAGCATCATGGGCAGCTTCCACATCTATTGCCGCTGCTCTGGACTTAATTTTGTTCCAAACATCTACTTTTCCCGCCTGCATGAACAATAGCTGCAACTCGTCCTCAAAGCGCTTGGCCTGATCGAGCGCCATCTCAATTTGTATAGCCGTGCCCATCGAAGACTTGGACTTCTTGGCCTGTACCGCAGCCTTGGTAGCCGTGGACTTCGCATCAAAGTACTTGCCCAAAACAGGGCCAAGCGACGATACATCGTCAACAGTCTTGCTGACCTTCTTGATTAGCGCAACTGCTGCCTGTATCCCCGCCAGTGCCGTTAGCGGATCGATCATTTTCGTTCAACCTTTTCCCACTGTAGGCAAACAACTCTGCGGTTATAGACATCTCCCGTCCACGTCCACCGCACACAGCGGTATTCAGTTTTTCTGTCTTGGCTGGCTGCTCCCGGTAGAAACACCAAAAAGAGCACCAACAGCCATCGACAACTTATGGTGCAACCCAGTTAGGGTCATTAGGCCAAACAATAGTCCAAGGGAAGCCTGCCTGCGCTGTGATGTCGCGTAGTGCTTGACGGTAAGTAGCCCATGCAGCCTTGTCAGCAGTGCTGTCGGCAATCTGTGTCCAGTCGCAGTCCTTGAGTTTTGCTGTACGTGAGTTGCGTACTGACGCGGCTTGTTCTGCGTCCTTTATGGCCTTGTATGCAGTCTCGTTCTCAGCCGCAGTTTTAGCAGGGGTTGTGTCGCCTACAGCGGTGTCCGTGAACACTGGGCCAAGGATGTACTTGGTGTACCACTTGCCCGCAAGCTGCTCTACGCCAGAGCGTTGGCTGTACTGATAGACCGTGCCGCCAGAGGCTTGTGGGCCTTCAAACACGATGTCGCCAGCAGGGTCGCTGACGTAGGTGTTAAGCCACTCTTGGGTCAGAGGGTTAGATGGCAGGTTCTGAGCAAAGCGAGTACGGAACTCGCTCTCATACATAATTTCACCAGTTGAGCGTAAACGAATTTCCATGATTAACTCCTGTTAAGCGATTGCGAGAAAGATGAATGTACCAGCACTTGCGTTGATGGCGGCGGGTGCTGTTGAGGATATTTCAAAACCAGCATTTGCGGTGTCAATGTAGTCTGTACTTGTGACTTCAGCGGCTGTGCTGTTGAGCAAGAGGTAGGGGTCATCGCCAGCAATGATGCCACGAGCAGAATCCCAGACGTACCAGTCGCCAGTAGAGTCAGTGCGCTTAATGAGAACAAACCTAGCACCAGCAGTAAAACCACAATTTATAGTCTGTGTTGTCCCTGTGCCTGTGTATGAGCCTACTTTGGAAACTCCTGCACAAGTGGCAAATAGGTAAGTCACAAATGTGTATCCGTTACCATTTGAATATGAATTACTTCCAACACTAAATACAGACGAAGTGGGGGCTGTGCTGTTCCAATAGCTACCCCCTCCAACATATACTGCGCCAGTTGTAGATAGTTGTAAATATTCATCATTGGCATAAGACAGGTATGTCAACCCAACTAACCAATATGGCCCTGAGTTGCTTCTGCTTTTACGAATTATCAATTCTGGAATAACGCCTAAGTTGTGCGTTAATAGTTGGGCAGACCCATTTCCTGTATTGCAAACCTCATCAAAGAAACCGGGGGCGCGTCTCATAAGCCAATAAATAGATGGCCCATAAAATAATCCACCACTACTCTGCAAAAACTGGGTATTTGAATCAAACTTAAATGTCTGACTAGTGTACTCAGCGCCAGTTGTATTTGTCTCCGAAAGCGCACCTCCACCCCGCAACCTATCAATTGCGTAGTTGCCATAACCTGTGGAATTTTTTACTTCTTTTCCAAGAGCCAAGTCAACAGGAAATCCTGCTGTAATTGATGTGACATTGCCGCTCGTAGACACAGGACTAAACACACTCGTACCCACAGTAGGCGTCTTCATAGGCCCACGGCGTATGGCTATGTAGATGTATGTGTTCGACGCAGGGCCAGCACCGAAAGAAAACCCCGTAGCAGAAGGGCTGGCAATATTATTAGTTCCCTCAGCATCACTACTATTAGCCAACAATTCTCTGTCAGTACCCCCAACAGTAAGACCTCTCATGCTGTCAAATATATACCACGGATAGCCACCAGCAGATGAATTTTTAAACAATAACCACTGAGGCTCATAACCAAGGCTAACAGTAGCGTTACCACTGCCGTCAGTTGTAAACGACCCACAGCTAATCACATTGTCCGTACCCGTCAGGCCAAAGCCACCGCTGTCATGGGCGAAGAGGTAGGCTACATAAGTGCCACCAGAAGCATTGACCGTTGCATCAGTGCCAAGGCTAAAAACTGAGGATGTGGGTGTTGTGCTGTTCCACCATGTTGCGCCTGTGGCGGCTGCGGCTGTAGTGTTTAAAACAAGGTATTGCGTGTTTGCAAGGCTGCGATGGTAGACAGCCCAATCTGACGTTGTATCGGTTCGCTTGACAATAATGCAACCGGGTACGGAGCCAAGATTATGAGCAATAGTTGTGTTTGAACCCGTGCCTGTCCAAGTCACAATATCAAAAAACTTCGGTTGCTCTCGAAATGTCCAGCCAACATAGGTTTCGGTGGATGCGTTTACCCGATTTTCAGCGCCCAACGTAAACCCAGTAGACGTAAAGGAATTAAGCGCATCTGTATCTGTTAAATTGGCATTGGTAAGGTTGGACAATAAGCAGATATTGGCCCCACGAGCGGTATCGTAGAGCGAATGACTCCTTGCATTATTCCGATCTTTAATCCAAACCAACCCACCCTTGGTTGACAAATCAATATCGTTAGTTATTGTTCTTGCTGCGCCTGTACCCGTCCATAGGTAGGTAGAAAACACTTCCTCAATGAAATTAGGAGGGGCAGGCCAATTGCCTGCTTGTTTGGCTTGCTGTTGTTGGTCGAGCGTCCAGATACCCGAAGCTGCCGAAGATGTTGGCGCTACTGGAGACTTCGTGATAAACCCGCCACTGTATTTCTGACTCATGTTCTGTCCTTACGCAATAGCCAAGAATATGTAGGTTCCACCGTTGGCATTGATGGCTGCTGGCGCTGTGCTGCTGATCTCAAAACCAGCGCTGTAGGTGTCGATGTAGTCAGTGCCCGTTACTTCAGCCGCTGTGCTGTTGAGCAAGAGGTAGGGATCGTTACCAGCAATGATGCCCCTCGCGCTGTCCCACACATACCAATCGCCAGTAGAGTCAGTGCGCTTGATAAGTACAAACCTTGCCCCACCTGTAAAACCGCAGTTGATCTGGAGTGTTGTGCCCGTGCCTGTGTAGCTGCCTACTTTGGAAACACCAGCGCAAGTTGCGAAGAGGTAGGCTACGTAGGTTCCTGTATTTGTAGTATTATTACTGCCTACATAAAATACAGTAGAAGTTGGCGTTGTTGTATTCCAATAAGCACCATAACCACTCGCAGTCGCTGCGGTAGTATTTAAAGCCATGTAATTATCATTGCCATCAAAACCGTCATAAACTTTCCATTGACCCGCACCCGTTGCATTTCTACCTCTTACAATCATTAACGTAGGCACAACACCTAAGTTATGCGAGATTGTCATATTCCCCCCGTTCCCCGTATAGCAAACCACATCAAAAAAGCTGGGGGCGCGTCTGAAAGAAAGGTAAATTTGTGAGCCAGTGCTTACTGCCTGTTGTGCTACCTGCGTACTGTAATCAAACGTGCCAAGTATATTTGCAGCTTCTACATCTGTTGAATAGGTTTTTAAATCTCTGCCTCCAGTTAAGCGAGCCATTAATCCATTTTCATAGTTTGCTGATGTTGCCGCTGTAATCCTCCACAACAAAGCATCGACAGGAAACCCCGTGGTTACACCGAATTTCCCAGCAGATATTGTTGAATAAGATGTATTTGGATTAAACACACTCGTCCCCAACGTAGGCACTTGCATCGGGCCACGGCGTATGGCTATGTAGATGTAAGTACCGCCGCCGATTGAAGTACTAAACCCTGTCGCGTTGGGGAATATTTGTGCTGTTGCACTTTCTGCTGAAGAAAGGTTGGGGTACAAAACTTTTGCATCACCGCTTACAGGCCAACCACGCGTAGTGTCGTGAATATACCAATCTTCTACACCACCGGAATTTTTCAATAAAATCCATTGGGGTTCGTACCCAAGCGTAACTGTTGTGTTTCCTGTAAACGACCCACACGAAATCACATTGTCCGTTTCAGTCAGGCCAAAGCCTCCTGCGTCATGGGCGTAGATATAAGCCACATAAGTTCCACCCGATGCGTTAACGCTTGCATCAGTACCAAGACTAAAGACCGAACTTGTAGGCGTTGTGCTGTTCCACCAAGTAGCGCCTGTGGCGGCGGCGGCTGTAGTGTTGAGAACAAGGTATTGCGTATTGGCTAAACTTCTGTGATAAACAGCCCAAGCCGCTGTGGTGTCTGTGCGCTTGACGATTATGCTTCCCGGCACTGAGCCAAGGCTGTGGGCAATTGTTGTGTTAGAACCCGTCCCCGTATACGTCACAACATCAAAGAACTTAGGCTGTTCGCGGAATGTCCATGAGACGTATCCGACAGTCATTGCACTGCCGTTTACCTGTGGATTTGTTGACGCTATAGTAAAACCGTTGGAATTAAAAGTTCCACTTGTACCTAAAGCGTATTCTTGAGATAAATTACCAGTGGTCAGATTGCTTGCTAAAGCAACTGTTGGCCCACGAACAGTATCGATCAGTGAGTGGTCTTGAGGATATGTTCCTTCATTAAGTCCTCTAGCTTTCAACCAAACCAACCCACCCTTGGTAGATAAGTCAATGTTATTGGTGATGGTCTGTGTAGCGCCTGTACCCGTATACAAAAAACAAGAAAACACATCCTCAATAAAGGGTGGTGGGGGTTGGCTGGGCCACAGACTAGCCGCCTGCAACTGCATCTGTTGCTCCAATGTCCACGCGCCAGACGCAGTGCCTGATGGCCCACCCGAAGTTGTCGGCGGCGTTGCGGAAATGACCGCGCCCTTGTAGCGATTAGACATCTGCTTCCCCGTTTACGTTATGACTTCGTAGGAGATACTGTATGTGATGCCACTGGCTGTACCAGACGTAATCGTGATTGATGTGCCTTCCATCAGATATATCGCCGTGGTTTTGTCAGTCACGATCAACGAAGCATCAGCAGGGACAGACACTGTGGACACGATTGGGTAAGCCGTACCGCCCGAAGGCGCGGAGCCTTGAGCCACAGCGCCGTTGCTGTAGATAGACACCGTGGTGTCCACTGCCGCAGAACCAAGTACGTTGGCAGCAACAATCTGGTTAATCTTGAACACCGTGCCAGACGCCGCTGCGTTGGGCAGCAGAACAACCGCCGCTGTACCAGTGGGGGTGTAGTAGGTTGTCGTGCCAAGAATGGACGTTACGTTAACTATATTGGGATTTGCCATGATGGTTCCTTACAGACCGAATACGATTGAAAAAGCGATTGCCTGACCCTTGGTAGCGCCAGAAGCCGCAGGTGCGGTTGATTGCCAAGTTGTGCCGTTTGATGTCAGCACGTTACCGCTGGTGCTTGGCGCTACTACTTGCACAGCAGATGTGCCGTTGCCGAGAATCACGTTGTTGACTGTAAGGGTTGCTGCGCCTGTACCGCCATTTCCCACCGGCAAAGTACCAGTAACACCCGTGGTTAATGGCAGACCTGTGGCGTTGGTCAACGTACCGCTAGAGGGCGTACCTAATGGCCCGCCAGTATCAAGCATCCTGACCCAAGCACTACTGTGAGCAAAATACATTGCCCCGTCTGCGTGTGAGTGGGCTATTGCGCCGTGATACGTTGAGGCGGAAGGGAAAGCTGCTTGGTTGGCAAAGTAGAACGGGATGATACTGCCCGCGTTTT